GTTGGTGTCACACATTTTCCAATCTGCGGGAACCGGTAGATTGCGCTATCACACAAGCGTGTGTTAGTTGAGATGAGCAAGGTTCCAAGAAGGAAAATCCCAGCTTGTAGGTGATACATTGAGTATTATCGCCGCGTGAATGGGATTTGTTTACCCTTAAGAGTTGACCACGACGCGAGAGATCTCAATGTATCATCTACTTGCAACTTTAAACGTGTGATCTGCCAAGTATTGTCTAGCTCAATAACTAATGTCCCTGCTTGTTAGCATGGATGTTAGTAACTGAACTAGACTGCTCAATACTTGATGTTCATGCGCGCTTGGCCGCCCATCATTGACAGGAAACACCAACATTCCTCTGTATTTCGGGTAGAGACTCAAGGCTCAACTGAAACAATTACAGAGAGTAGACCTAGTTACCACGCATGTAAGGGTGCGTTAGGAAAAGTCTACAGTTAAGGTCCTACGGGAGTCCCTGGCCACCTCAGCTGCGGTTGAAAGAGCCAGACTGTGAAGAGTCTTTAGTGACTAGTGGGCGCATGAAAAATGGGTACAATATGCCTTACCACCCAACCCACCTTTGTACATATCTAATCTTATATTGTACATAGCAGAATCTAGATTAGCAACAACAGACATAGAATAGTCGAATCCTCTATGACTATAAATGAGAGGGACCCATCCGGTGCTCATAGAGCTTTTCCCGGAAAAATCCAATCACCCAGGTTTGAGCCTGAGGAATGGATCAAGGTTGAGGAAGAATTACCTAGAACTGACACTTTCGAGAGAGCTCGAGAGAGGAAGCGAAAGTTGAGAGAAGCAGAAAGTACTAGGTGTGCCCGTCCTGTCACCCTCAGCGAAGTATGGAACAACATACGTGGTATTAAACCTTCACAGATTAATGGAGCCAATGGGGAGTGGACCGGAACTGATGATCTTAAGAAAGTCCTTGGAGATAAGAAGTTCCAGAAACAACTCTTACGTGCTCTGGCACAAGTTGCTATTGGCAAGGATAATTACAGAGTCGCAGCACAGACTGTTAAGGTCGCGAAGCAAATAACACGTAAAGCTAAGAATGTTAAAATTCCTAGACAAATGCCGAGACCAAGCATGAAATTGTCACCACAAGTCATGAAGTACCTTATTTCGATTTTAGAACCTTTTAGTGCCCGCGCACAGGGAGCGTATGTTCCAAATGCGGGTGTATCCATGTCCTATAAAACTACTAACTTTGGCAGAGCAAATTGGGTCACAAATTCCGTTGGTGGATCTTGGATTGCAGTAGCACCATGTGCTGCTAGCAACACAAATGCCATCTGGGTGGCAAATAATTCAGCCGCTGCGGGGAGCATTGTAGCTCCAACAGCTGGGAATGCAAATGCCATATATGGGTACCCATTTACCAATGCTCCCTTTAATTGGAGTACTCTGGTAAGCTATTCACCAGGAACTACCATAGAAACACGATGCGTCTCAGCATCTATCAGGTTGTATTATAACGGTACACAGTTAAACGCTGGAGGAACCACATATGCTTTGTGTGACCTGAACAACAATTCGTTGGTTGGTAACACTCAGGCTGATTTCTCCAGTGAGATGTATTGTGAAATTGGCGATCTGATATATGGAAGGTGTACTGAAATAGTGGATGTGCCTGTCAACGCACATGAAGTCGATTTCTCAGCTTATGAAGATCTCAATACTCTGCGTGGGTACCCCTTTAGTGGTGGTGCTTCCTGGACAGATCCTACGTCTAGTGGTACAACCCAGGGAGGTACCACCTCTTGTGGGGTTCCAACGTTTGGAATCTTCATAGCCTCAGCTGCTGCAGGCGTACAAATGTACGCCGAAGTTGTGTGCCACATGGAGTATACCGGACCAGGAG